ACCTGAACATTACCACCACCAATCCATTTTTCTGTCCATGGTAATGGGTTTAATTTTGATACACTGAATGGACATTCTAATCCAATGGCACGCATTCTTTTAGCACCTATCCATTCAATGTAATCTCCTAGTAACTTTTCATTAAGGCCAATCATTGATCCATCCTTAAATAAGAATTGAGCCCATTCTTTTTCTTGTTCAATTACCTTAACAAATAATTTAGTTACATCATCTTTTAATTCGATGGATATCTTTTCCATCTCTTTATCTTCTTTTACCATATTTTTTAACATGGTAGTAGTACTAGCTAAATGTACGTTTTCGTCTCGAGCAATAAACTTAATGATCTTAGCGTTACCCTCCATTTTCTTAAGTTCAGCAAACGCCCATGAACAAGCAAATGATACATAAAATCTTATCCCCTCTAATGCATTAGCACTATTCATACACATCCATAGTGCTTTTTTGTGGTCGGTTTTATTAGTTGCAGAATTATTACAATCTATCAAATCGTCATAATATTGAGCAATATCATTCCCGCATTCAATAATCTGCTTTATGTCTAATAGATTATCAAATACAGTGGAAGGATTCGGATATATGTTTCGGATAATATGTGTATAAGATCTACTATGTATGGTCTCTGAAAATGACCATGTTTCAATCCAATTTTCTACTTCAGGTAATGAAGCAATTGGAAGGAATGCTATATTAGGAGCACGTCCTTGTACACTATCTAGTAAGATTTGTCGTTTTAAGTTTGATGTAAAGATATGTTGTTCGTGTTCTGTAAGATTTTCGAAATCCTTTTTATCTTTTGAAATATCTACCTCTTCGGGCCTCCAAAAGAATCCAAGTTGTTTGTCTGTAATCTTATCTAATGCAGGATATTTAAGTTCATCATAGCGTTGAATATCTACTGCTTCATCAAGGAACATCATTTTTTTCAAGTGGGATTTTTTATTCTTCTTCAATATTGCCATTCATCTTTCCTTTTTGTCTAAATCGTTTATTATATCTTCGTTTAATTTTTTTAAGTGTTCCCCTACCCCAGCCGTAAAATTTACGGGATCTTTTACTTAGAGCATCCCATTCATCTCCACCACTTAGAGGTATTCGTTCTTTCTTTTTCAAATAACACAGCTCTCGCAATCTTCGTCGTCTATTTCAGATAAAGCTAAAGGTTCATCTTTTACGTCTTCTGATCCGTCGTGTGTATTAAAATAATAGAGTTGCTTTAATCCAAATTGATACGCCATAACTAAATCTTTAATCATTAAAGACATAGGTACTTTGTTATCTTCAAAATGTTCTGGATTATAAGAGGTATTAACACTAATACCTTGATCTATATATTTTTGAAGTATAGCACAAATTTTTAAGTAGCCTTCTGGAGATTCTTGATCCCACAATAGATCATACTTATTTTTAAGGTGATGATAGCCTGGAACTACTTGAGCCATGACTCCATCTTTACTTTGTTTATATGATACTAAAGCTCTAGGAGGTTCAATACCATTTGTACTATTACTAATTTGTGCAGATGTTTCTGCAGGCATTAATGCCATTAACGTAGAGTTTCTAATACCATGTTCTACTAGAGCGCTTCGCAGCGAGTCCCATGGTAGTGTAGATTTACGCTTCACTAAATTATCTACTGCACCTTTATATGTATCATTTGGCAGTTTTCCAGATGCATATTTTGTGTCATCTGAGAGCAAACATGCACCTTTTTCTTCAGCTATTTCCATTGAAGCTTTAATTAAATAATAAGACCATGCTTCAGCATACTCATCAATAAGATCAAAAGCTTCCTCGTTATATTTTAATCCACGCTTAGCTAGGAAATAAGCTAAATTAATAATACCTACACCTAAAGGTCTACGATTCATTGTAGCATTTTGTGCAGCTTTGATTGGATATTCTTGATAATCCAATAGGTTATCTAATGCTCTGACAGCAAGTGTACAATATTTTTCAAAATCTTTTGTATCATCTATCAATCCCCAATTTATGGCTGATAATGTACATAAAGAAATTTCACCATTTTCATCATCATATGATTCCAATGGCTTAGTTGGTAAGTCGATTTCACAACATAGATTACTCATACGAATAGGAGCTTTTTCAACATCAAAGGCTCCATGTTCATTTGCATGATCTACATTCATAACATAAATCCTACCGGTATCTTTTCTTTCTGTAAGAATTGATTGGAATACTTCAAGAGCTGGTAATGTTTTCTTTCTTATACTATATGCTCTTTCATACTTTTCGTATAATTCTTTAAATTTATCCTGATCAGCAAAGAATGCTTCGTATAATCCTGGCACATCATTAGGATCAAATAAAGTAATATCACCACCTTCTATAAGCCTTTCATACATAAGTTTATTAAATTGAAATGCATAATCCATATGACGAACTCTTGTTTCTTCAGTACCTTTATTATTTTTAAGTACTACAAGATCTTCAAATTCATAATGCCATACAGGAAGATATACTGTTGCTGCTCCTCCCCTTACTCCACCTTGAGAACAAGATTTTACTGCTGATTGAAAATACTTAAGAAATGGAATGAGACCAGTATGAACTACTGATCCATCTCCAACTTTAGCGCCTGCTGCTCTAATCGAACCGGCGCCAATACCTATTCCAGCTTTTTTGCTTATATACTTAACAATGCTAGTACTAGTAGCATTAATGGAATCCAAACTATCTCCGGATTCAATAAGTACACAAGATGAAAATTGCCTAGTAGGTGTTCGAACTCCTGCCATAATTGGCGTAGGTAGCGAGATATAAAATTGACTAATCGCATCATAATAATGTTTTACCCATGCTATTCTGTTTTTGGTTTCTTTTGCAAACAATGTTGCGGCAACCATCATATACAAAATTTGTGGGGTCTCATAACATTGTTTAGTTCTTCGGTCTTGTACTAAGTACTTGCCTCTAAATTGTTCCATACCAGCATATGTAAAAGTATCATCTCTTGCATGCTTAATGTAACTATTTAATTCATCCAGCTCTTCATTCGTATAATGTGAAAGAATTGCTGGGTCATATACACCTAAATCAACATTTTTATTAATAACATCAATGAGAGGTAATGGGTCATATTGTCCATATACTTCTTTACGAAGCTTATATGATATAAGCCTTGCTGCTACGAATTGATAGTTTGGTGTATGATCTGATATAAGTTCAGATGCCGATTTAATTAACAACTCATGGATATCATAAGCTGGAATCTTATCGTATAATTGAATATTTGAGCGTAACTCTATCTCTGATTGAGATACGTTAGAAATGTCTTGAGTCGCCCACTCTAATACCTTATGGATTTTATCCAGGTCAAAATTTTGTACTGTACCATCTCTTTTTGTGACGTGTATCATTGATGTATTTATTCCGTTCATAATCTATTAATAGTATATTATAACACATTTTACTTAAAAAGTAAACTATTTTTTTATATTTTTTTCTAATTCTTCTATCCTCTTGAGAATCAAGGGATATTGTTTAGCAAATTTGGCATCTTTCTTTGCTAATTCCAAATCATATTTTTCTGCAAAATGCTGCATGAATCTGTCGACTTGTTTCTGGAACCAAATCCCACCGGATGTACCTTGGAACCATTGATAAAATGAGCTTCCTATTACAGAACTCAATATTGATTTTAATGCTAGTATTGTTAACCAATACATTATTTGGCCTTTTTAAGTTTGCCTAAAGCTTTTACATAATTAGGCATTCCATGGTCTACTATTCCATCAAAGAATTTAAATCTTTTCCATGAATTAAATATACCATAAAAGAAATCTGACCATGTAGGTTTTACAGCTTTATTACCGAATCTATCAAAATAAATCATTTCACCATGGTGTCTAAATCCTAACCATGCTGGCGGTATTCTACAAACAATATCATTATTGTTCATAAATCTATAATGAGGGCATTTGATATTTCTAATGAATTTAGGTCCACCAACTCTTGGAGATCCAAATGTATGTAGTTCTACTGGTTGGTATCTAGTAGCAGCAATTGTTGCCATTGCAGCACCAAGTGAATGACCAGTCATATACACGTCTTTACGAACTTTTAATTGGTCATTATGTTCTATTTCTGCTAATACATCCATCCACAAATCGTTAACTTCTTGTTGGAATCCACTATGAACTTTACCTCCAGCTTTGGCTGCGTTTTTAATAACATTTAGATCAGCCATAACATCATTTAGTTTAGAAGGTTCAGTACCTCTAAATGCAAACCAAAGATCATTACGATCTTTTGCAATAAGTACTTCAGCACCATCTTTTGAAACTAATTTTGCCCAAGGGAATCCCATTTTTTTACAAGCTGCTACAGCCTGTTTTTCATTTTTATAAGCATGTGCGGAAAGTTTCGCTGCTACTTCAGCTCTTCCCCAATCGCTTAATTGTTCTTTCATTCTAGTTGTCGCCATCTTTGTTCTCCACTTTTATTTCTATAGCTCCGGCGTCTTTATCATTTATAGTAACATTTCTATAATACACTATTACTTCACCGAGTTGATTAATATATCTTTTTATTTCTTGTGTGTTATAAGCCATGAGCTCATAATCATCAACTGTCATAGCAAAAAATACAATATCTCCACCATGATTCTTTTTAATATCATCAATAAATTTATCGAAATATGTGTATCCTTCTGGATACAGATCTTCTCTACCTAATTTACAATTAGACTTTTTCGTTTCTGGGTCTTTTAAACAATTTTCAATTATTTTTGTATCAGAAACTACGTACCACTTAGGCTCTTTTAAATCTATTGGCCTAGGTAATACTGGTTGTACTATATCTATTTGAACCGGTTTCGTAATTATTTCTACGTCTTTAGGTCCGAATATACTACATCCACTAATCGTTAAGAGCGCTAATCCTAGCGCTATCGTTTTCAATCGCATCAAATGCCTCTTTTGTTTTATTATTGGCTCGTGTTTCTATCATACCTGGTTTAGCACTTGCCAACTTAGAAAGATTATGCCTTCTAAATATATCCATGTATTCAGCCATTTCAACTTCATACTGTTGATTTCTAATTTGCAAACCGCTTAATTCTTTACCGGTTTTTTCTAAATTGTTCTTAATTGCTTCTATTGTAGCCTTTTGTTCAGCATCTCTTAATTCGAGTGCTGTATTTAATGCAATAAGTTCTTGATTTTTATTATATAATATATAGCCAGCAAAAGAAACTGCGACTAATATACCTATTAATATTTTATTTAGCATTCATTCTTTTTCGCATTTTGTCAAGAAGTACATCATTTTTTTTCTTCTTCTTTTTAACGCGAACTCCAGGTTCACCTTTTGGACCTACACCAATACCGTCAATACCACCACCTCCAACAGAGTTAGCAGCCATTTCCCACATTTTAAATGTTTTTAAGTCCATATTATTATATATAAAATATTACCTTGTAATGTCGTGGTTAGTGATAAATAATTCTTGTTTTGTGAGTTTATGAATAACCTTATAAACACTACAACCTAGAAAAGTATCATAGGGTTCAGTTACATCTTCTACGACCACTTTTGATTTAGCAAATCCAATATACTCACCTGTAATTGGAGATGCAATATCTCTGGTTAGTGTATATTCTCCAGGGTTTAGCTGATTGTCTTCATTTTGAAACCATTTGGATTCATTCACAGGTAACTGATCCCAATCTGTATTATCCATTTGAGTTAGTATATCTTTTAGTTGATCTTCAGACATGCCAGTGTGGTCTTTAATTAAAAATAGTGCAGAAGCATAAGTGGCTATTTTACCCGCTACTCCACCACCAGCAGCATTCAATAAGCGTTTTATATTGAATACTAATCTATGAAAAATTGTATAAGCTGATTTTTCTGTAGGTAGTTCAGGCTTCTTTATTTTTTTGCCTTTTTTATCAATGATACCCAATTCAAAAGCTTTCATTTTTTCCCATGGAGTTACCAAAAGTTTTAAAAAACGAAATGCATAAGCCATATCTGCCGCTCTAGACAGTAAGCCTTCATTAATGCCGTTTGAGCCGGCATCTAATTGTTTGATTTCTGAATTCATAGGTTCCTTAATACCTCTACTATACCTTTATCCATTCCTATTTCAACCTTTTCACTGTCAGGTAAGTAATGTAGAAATACTAAGAATGGTTTAATAAAATGATAATGCTCATTTTCGATTTTAAACCAAATCATTTTATTTGCTGCTTCAATACCAAATACATTATATATTACTATAAGGTGATTTAATATTAAACGTTCTTGCAAATCACCATGATCTGCATATCTTCTTAAAAGCCGTTTAATATATTTAAAACGGCTTAAGTCATCTTTAAACTCTTCAATATCCATACATTCTGGATTATTGTAATTTTTTGCAGCAAAGAGTTCAAAGTTTTTGCGAGTCAAATTTTCAAAGTTATCATTTTGTTTCATACTATATTATATATAAGGAGAATTAATTTTTAAAGTCTTTACCTCTTACAAATTTTTCATTCCCCGTGTGCTTAACAGCAGTTTTCATTAAAGATTTAATATCGGCACTACCTTTTCCCATTGACTTTAAAGCCTTTTCCAATTTTTTAGGTTCACCAGCTAAAGCCATTCTACGATCTTTAGAATAATCTAATGGGAAGACATCCATGTCTAAAAGTTTCATAGCCATTGATTGACCCTTTTTATTAAATGGATCATAGTCAATAGGTACTACAATAACCATGTTAGCTTCGGATAAGGTATGAGATTCTCTAATATCCTTAAAACTTTTCATTAGTCTGACTCGTTATCTGCTTCGTAATTTGCATCAACATAATCAAAAAACTCTTTTTTCTTATCGCCTTTTAATTCAGAAGGAGATGATACTTTAAACTTTTTCAAAGCTTTATCAAAGAATGCTCTATATTTCTTTTGCTTATCAGATAGTTCTTCTTCAACTTCTTCACCAGTAACTTTATATTTTTTACCAGCAAATACAAAGGTTTTTTCACCTTTTTCTTTAGCAGCCATTACAGCTTTTCCAAAGGCATTACCTTCTTCTTTCTTTTTCTTCTCTTTACTGTGATAAGCTTCTTCGACTTCTTCGGTTTCTTCAGTTTCTTCTTTAACGTTAGATCCATCATCTTTCATTCCAGATTTTTTAACTGTATGCTTATCTTTAAAGTCTTTTTCACCTTTAGCTCTTGGTTCTTCAGGACCTTCTTTCATTAGGTCATCATGATTGTCAACAGCATATTTGTTGGCTTCATCTTCACTATCAAATGATTTGACTTCATCACCATTTTTATTAACAACAACAAATTTGTCGCCTTTTTTGGAAACATGTTTCTTAGGGTCCATTTCCTTAACCGCTTTTTTGCCCTCTAGAACGTCCTTGACTGTGTCTGCAACGTTGAGAGTTTCTTTATCTTGCAATTTCATGGGTTCCTCCTTTATTGCATTAGTAACATTCCAGTAATAGTTGTTGCTGCAGCAGCCATGACTATCCAGAATAATTTATTTATTACATTAATGGTAGTAGCATTTGACATAACGTTTTTCTCTACTGCCTCTAATCTTCTTTGTCCATCAACTAACATTTCCATTTGTTGATGTAAAAACTTTTCCATTTGACTAATTTTTTCCTCAGCTCGAGCTAATGAAACTATAGCTTCAGACAATTTGTCTAGCTTATTTTCTATTCTATCGAGTCTATCGTTTTGAGTCTCTCTTGCCATTACTTATTATACTCTTTAAAGTTTTTCATTCCAGCATATTTTTGAGTTTCTTTAGTAGTACCAGCCATTGATCCCGTATATTTACCAATAACTTTACCAGAAGAAATATATTTGTCTAAGATTTTTTGTTGTTTAAGGTTAAGCTTCATAGCATTGTATAAAGCTTCTTTACGATTTGTAGTATTACCATTATATGGCTTTTTAGCTGCGTAAATACGACTAGCTTTGACATCACCAGCAGCTTTTCCTACATACTGTGATTTAATTTGACCACGGTCTAAATAATCTTTTAGAATCTCAGATTGAATTGGATTTAATTTCATTGCAGCACACAATGATTCATAGTTCTTACCCCAAGATTCAGCAACAATGTTTTTAAATGATGACATTGTTTTTGACTCATTAGCTAATCTTAAAGCGTTTGCTACGTTTGGATCTTTAGCCAAACCCTTTTTCATTTTTTCGATTTTTTTATACGCACCAGTCATATTACCACCCATAAGTAAAGCTAATTTAACTGCTTTAGCGATGAGTTCTGGTGGAAACTTTTGATTATATTTTTCTTGTAACATATTATCCTCTTACTTTAGCGGCTAGATCTTTATCAGCTCCACCCCATGTTCCTTTTGATTTAGTGACGAATGAATTAACTCTAGCCAATCCCCATTGTGTTGGATTAGTACCAGGTCTATGGCTTGTTTTCCAAGCTGCATAACCTCTATCAAAAACTTTCTTTAATATACCATAAGGCATACCAGTTTTATCTGCTTTTTTCTTTAAAGCGGCTTTAGCGTCTGTTTCTTCTAGTGATTGTTTAAAGCTTTTCATTTCTCCGAATTTTTTCTTATAATTTTTTGTATGTTGACTTTCGGGTGCATCCGGTCTTGGTTTATTATATGCTTTTTTCTGCTTTGCAGTCATATCATCATAATCCTTATGAGGACCATAACCTTCTACCAATTCAACTCCATCTAACCATACACGTTTTTTGTTTTCACCTAGTTGGACAATAACATAATTAGTACCTAGTACTTTAATATTACCAACTTCGCTTGTTTCTTTAATGACTACTTCGTCGCCAACTTTAAATAAATTACCTTCAACATATTCTTCTCTTCTATCAGAGACTTTTTCTAATTGAACATGTTTTCTAAAATTTTTTGATTCAGAAAGACCCATTCCAGCTCTTACAGCATTAAATAATCCTTCAACATCTTTAAACCCTTTGGGCATACCTTTTGCAAATGTTTTTAAGTCATTATCATTTGCTGCAGCTCTTAATTTTGAAGCTGACATTCCAGTAGCTCCTTCTGCATCTGGATCTCTAGCACCAGCACTTTTAACTACAATACCACCATCAAATTGATAAAATCCATGTCTACCTTTTGTACCATTATATTTGTTTAAAAGTTTTTCAAATTCTATAACTCTATCTTCACCTGCAACCATAGTTACTTTAGTATAACCTTGGTCATACAACTTAACAACTACATCGAAAGCGCTTCTTACACCTTTATCAGCCATGATACTTCTAGCATGCTTAGGAAACATTTTTCTTAAAAACTTAACTTTTAATTTAAAGTCCAATGGATTCTTTTTTGGATCCTGACTTTGTGAGGGATATATTCTATATTGACTACCCCTTGCTAACTTTTTAATTGCATCCATGAGCTTTTCATGACCAATTGTTGGTGGATTAAATCTACCAAAGGCGAATACAACTTCACCACTATCTTCTTTCAAATATGCCTTAAAGGAATTTACTTTCATAATTTATTTTTGCGCTTCTTTATTTTTTTTAAGCTTTAATTTATCCATCTTTTTAACTTGTGGTAAAAGCTTCTTTGCTATTTTATTTATAGCACCTTTTTTCTTATCTACTTTCTTTTCTAAATCTGTACGAGCAGCAAATCCCAAATCACCTTTGGATTTACCTTTGAGGAGTTTTTTGATAATTATTTCACGAGCTTGCTTTTGTGCTCGTGCTTTAAGTTTTTCTGGAGATGCAAGCTTTTTAGCAGCTTTTTTCCTGCCAAGCTTGATTTTTGCTTTGTTTTTCTTGAATGCAGCTTTCATTTTCATACGAGTAGCCATTGACATAGCTTCGTCTTGATCTGCAAACTCTTTAAAAGTTTTCATATATCCTCGGTTATCCCATTAAATTAGTTAGGATTATCCCAACCTTTTATTATATCTTTGCTAAAATTGTTAGTAGAAAATTCTAATCTATCAACAAGTTTAACTGCTCCACCTTCCATACGATCTATGGCGACAAAACCTTCTGGGTTGGTCACCTTAAATCCGGATTTTGTTTTTACAAAAGTCCCTATTTTATTGAGACTATTAAGTTTATTTATAATAATTAATTTGCTATCTACAATAAAATTTTGTAAATCGAACACTAATTTCAATTTTTTTTGATTAGATTTACTAAAAAACTTAAGAACTCTTTCTCTTTTGGCTTCAACTCCAGCCTTTCCTTTTACAGACGATAACTTATCAGATTGTTTATCATATCTAGTATTAACCCAATCAATCATACCTTTTACATGAGCTGATGTATTTGTTATTCTTTCATTGGCTCTTACCTTTGTATTATTATATGTATTGATTAACAGGTTAAGTTCTTTATCTGATTCAATTTCTTTAAGAGTTGAAGCTGCGATTTTTTTAAAGATCTTTCCAGCTTCTGAAAGCTTTTTAGTGACTTCTGCAGTTTCTTTTGCAGTCATTGTAGCAGTTCCAGAGAGATCTGGTAATGTTGCATCTTGCATCCAAACGTTGGAACTCTTTTTTAACTTTGGAACAATTTCTTTTCCAAACTCTGCTCTCATAGTTTCAAATGTAGAACCAGAATATGCTGTATGCCAAACAATACCTATTTTGGCTTTGCTGATTTGTTTTTCTAACGCTGACCCTGTAGGTATAGCATAAACAATAGTATTAGGATGGAAAGTAGTATGTTGGATTCCATTAATTTTCTCCTTTTTCAAATCACCTTTTTCAAACATAAAGTCACCTTGTATAACATCAGTTATACCTAGATCTTTTAAATTATCAAATGCTAAAATTAATTTTTTCTGTAAGTCACCAGAAGTATCTGCTTTGATATCTTCATGACTTTTATAAACTTTTGGATTGGCATTGAATATACCTTTTTTGGCTACAAAGAATTCACCATCGCTTGGATCTAATCCTGCGAATACAGCGGGGGCCCCGTCCCACTTGACCGTAACGTCTACTGGCGCCTTCGCGTTACCGGAAAGCATATCCCTAAGTGCTCGTAATGCTAGGATAGCCTGGCGGGCCCCCTTAACTCCACCGTCAAGTACAAGATCCTCAATATGAGTCATATGAGTATTCTTACTTGCGGCCTCTGTCATGAGTTGTTTTTTAAAGCTCAACATTTATTTTTACCTTTAAGTTATTATATCCTTTTATTAATCTATGGTACATCATTTTTGGAATATAATATGTTTTACATTCTTCGAGTAATATTGGCAAGCATCCATTATATTGTAATTGCCATGCTTGTCCTTCTAATACTTCTATTACTCTATCCTCTTTATCACGATGCCAAACATACTCTTCATCTGGAGCATGTACATCAAACATTCTTATATTCTCGGTTTCCGTATACGGCTTACCAGAAATAACTACCACCACCTTTTAATCCCAAATCTTTTGCATACTTGGGTAACCTACAAGCCCAGTATCCGGCCGATAATTTATCGGTCTTTGTTTCACAATTATGTCTAGCAGCAAATGATCTTGCCGCATCTCTATCATTAATTTTTGAAGATAGCCCACCTTTTTTATCTCCAAAATTGACTTTTTTAACATTGCCTGTCTTAGGATCTCTAACATATACCACATATTTTGTAGGTCCACTAGATCTTTTTGGTTTATTTAATTCCGGCTCTGATTCCTCCATCATAGGTTGTTCTAAAGGAACATGTTTGCCTTCATATAAACCAAAGCTGTTTCTAAGTTCAGATAATGTTTTCATTACTTCCCTTTTATTGTTCGTACAACTTTGCTTAAAATCATTTTAAGTGCTGTCATATAAGCCCAACCATATCCATAAAAAATATGGAAGGTGTGGTTCTTTTCAATTGCAGATTTAGGACCAAATTTCTTTGTCCAATTATCCACGTACTCACCTTTATATCTTAAAACAGCATGAGAAGTTTTCCATTTACTTGGTCCAACTAAACAAATTCCTGCTTGGTGAGTGATTAATAACCACCACATTTTAATATGGCTTTCACCACATAATCGATACAATATAGAAAGTGCGTAATCTTCACAATCACCTACATATTTACCTTCAGCATCAACTGAATAGATTATCTTCCAAGCATCTGCCATCCCATATTGGTCTTTATCTTTACGATATTTCCATCTGGAATTAAATGACTTTACTATTGCGTCTCTTGTTTTATTATCCACCGAATTCGTGCCCCGCTACTCTTTTCATTTGCTTTTTATATTCAGCAAAATCTGGTTTATCTTTGTAAAGTTTAATAGAAATTTCATTTCTTTCTTTACCCTTTATTCTCCACTTATAACCTTTTTCTTTATGCTCAGGATCTGTAGTTTTAACAACACGACGCTTATAACCATCTTCCCAGGTTTCGCCTTTGTACTTACCTTCTCCTTCCAAAAAAGTCTTAAAGTTTTTCATTATTTCTTTTTCAAATCGTACCTAAAAGATCTACCTTTAGATTGACCTTTTTTAGTAATACCATATCCAGCCATACTAGCTAGTTGTTGTAAAATAGGAAAAGCCTTTTCGTCTTGTTTCATTCTTTTCAACTTAGAAATTCTACCTTCTATTTCGCTAAAAAATGTTTTAAGAATAGCCATGTCATCCATGACTAAAGGTGCTTCTTCTATTTCAACATCTTCATCAAACATACCAGATGCTTTCATCATTTTTAAAGCATCTTTCTTTGCAGCATCAGCATTTTGCTTATTAATTTTTTCTACTGCTTTTTTAATCATAGCTAAGCGTTTTTTCATTTCCTTAGGAGATAATTTTTCATTTACCTCTTCATTTTTTTCGCTTATGGATTTAACATAAGCTTCTTTCCAGTTTAAATGTTCTTTTTTCATTATTGATATACCTTTACGTATGCGCTAGAATCTTCTGATTTTGATCCAGCATAATTAACTATTTTTGTTATCCATCTATTAGCTTTAGTTCCAGAATTAATGTCTGCATAATATAGTACATACATGCATGCTAATTTAGAACCAATCCAATATACATCTTTCTTTGCAATCTCTTTTTCAAAATTTTCATAAGTTTCATTCTTATAAAAATGATTATATAATTTATAAAATATATTGAGATCTCTTTTCTTTCCTCGAGTAATATTTTTTGCTATTTTATTTAGAGCTTTATTATCAGGAAGTTTTTTTCTAAAGACTTGTTTAACAGCATCAATCATAATACCATATCCAGCACCACCGCCTCTTGCTGTTTTGAGTACTATTTCTCCTTTAATTGCTGCTCCAGCAGAGCCGGCTCTTAAAGACATTTTACCGGTATCAAAGACGATTGTAGCACCTTTATTATCCCAAAAGGTTCCTCTTACTTCTCCTTGAAATAAAAGAGATTTGATTTTATGATCATCGGTATCTGGTGGTAGTTTAATATTATATTCTTTTGCTTTTGCTGTTTTCTTAACAAGTTTAAGTGATATACCAACAACTTTTCTATCCACAAAATTTTGTAATATAGCTTTATTATAGCTTGAAATACTTTCTGGATTGAATGTTTTACTAATACTAATTGATTTATCAATGGCCCAGATATCTCCTGGATTCCATTTATCATCTTTAACAGCTTTTTGATCTGAATTTTTATATGCCAAATTTTTAAGTGCATATATATCATTCATAGTTTTACTATTTCGATGAAATTTGTGGGATTTATTGATGTAGCCTTTTTTAATAAGAAGAAGTGCTGATTCATAAGATGAATGAAACCAATCACCTTCAACTGAAAGAATTTCATCTAATGAGGCATCAACTTCAACTTGTTTATATGCAGCTTTTAAAATATCCGGATCCATAAAGAATTCTTCTGATTGAATTCCATGGTCTAATATAGCTTGGCATATAACACATTGATGTGATTCTGTAATTTTAGTATTTAGTGATCCTCCTCCGGATCCACCTCCACCACCAAAGACAGAACTTTTACCTAGATCAGAAGAACTAATAGATTTACCATTACCATGTAAAGGAAATGCCTTTTTAAGCTTTTTGAAAATTTCAATTTGCTTTAAGGCGTCTTCAATTTCAGTAACTGTAAATGTACCACCACTAGCTAATTCTAATGGTTGATTATCTCGAATTAATCTGGCTAAGATATCTATTCTATCTTCACCAGTAGTAGAATTAGGCTTATCCAATTGTCCAGGAGTCAGTTTTACTGCTTCCTGAATTGGCTCTAATTTAAACGATTTAAATGATCTCATAGATATCCCTAAGTTGTTATATCTATTTATACATTTTGGAAACTCAGTTCATTTCCTTTTCAAGGTCAACCCATTCATCATGATCGAAAAATGGGTTGGGTTTGATGTTTCCTTTATTGTCGTAACAGATAATTTTTTGTTCATGAAGAATGAGTAATGCATTTTCAGCACCTTTTCTAACTCCATCTTGATAGCACTTATATGCTAATATTAAGCTAGAAAGTAAAAACAATCCAAAAAATATTTCAATCATGGCTTGCAATCTTTTCTACCCAAACTTGGTAGCCTTTTTCTTTCATACCGCTAGCAAATTCCGCGGCGGTTTCTTCTAATTCATAGAGATATTCCGCCACGATATTTCCGTTCTTTTTAGCTGTAACTTTAAAAATCACCTGGAGCCACCTGTAAACACTTAAGTCCTTTTTCTCTCCACATATCAACAACTCTTTGTCGATCATCTAAGATGAATTGAACTGACCAAAATGGTTGTACATATTCTTCGTACATTTCCCACTTTACAATAGAATCTTCTCTAAAGTCTTTATCAGCTCTTGTGAAAATATGATCAAATGGTACTCTGTGTCTTTTTAACCAAGACCTACAGATTAATTCTGCAGAAGCTGGCCTTGCAGTAAAGATAATAATAGTATGATCTGCTGAGAATCGATGTACGATATCTCCTACAACAGGATCCAACCCATCTTCACTAGCCCTAGACCAGTCATAAGGATCTCTATCAGTAAATCCTTCACGATGACACAAAGTTCCGTCCATATCAACCAAAACAGCTGGCGGATGGACACCCTGAGTTTCAGTACTTCCCATGTCAAACCTTTTAAATAATTCTTGCTGATCCATAATAAATCAATACCCACTAGTAATGTGATCGTATGATTCGTCACATTCGTTAATTTTTTTACCGCATAAACACTCATCTTCGTCCTCCAAAGATGGTGCTCCTACAGCATCCCTTATTTGTGCTTCAGTAGCATCTTCACTGAGTCCAAACTCTTTGTAATAATCTACCATTATGCACCTCCATTTGTTGGAACTGATACACCTCTAGCCAAACCACCTGAGTGATCTGCTAAGTAGTGAGGACCAGTCCATGCTACACTATAAGTTTCAAAGATGTTTCCTCTAGCTTTATTAGTAGCTGGAGCATTCCTTCCAGCAGCTTTTAGAAGATCTCCAACTTGGAACTTATCATTTCCAAGATTAATGAATCCCCAAACTGAACCTTCAGTTTCTACTCTAATGTATTTTCTACCGTGGTGGAAAGAAACATTATCAGCAAATTTTGCAACTGTAGCTTCAGGGTCATTAAACTTTTTAGTGAATCTTGCGTAATCAGATATGATTGCGTCTTTTAGTATGTTTAATTGCTTTTCCATTAAATTAACTCCTTATTTAATTATTTAATATAGATATTATAACACACTTTTTTGCAAAAGTAAAGGACTTTTTGCATTTATTTTCACTTTTTTTATATCATTTTGTTATAAAGGAGTAAAGATTTTATCAATTATAGTACCACATTCTTTGGCTATTTCAATGTGTTCTTGCTGTGTTCCATGAGCTCCACGTAGTTCTATATAGTGAATCCAGCTTCGTAGCGTCCCATTAACATACATTCTAGACATAGTTAAGCCTTCAGGTAATACTGCACGAGCTTGTTCTTTTGCTATACCAGCTTCTATAGCCCAATCGTAAGCTTTTCTACATCTTTCAATAATTGTTTCTTGGTATGATTCCCAAATATAATTGATAGTATCATCTTTATCTAATGGTATAGAATTTTGACGATTTTTAAGATCCTGCATCCTAGCTTCTCTTGTAGTAAACTTTAGATCATTAGTTGGATCTGCATATCTTTGACTAAATTCTTGAAATGAAAACGACCGGTGTCTTAAGATTTGACGAGCAATATCTCTTGGACAATTAATTTCCATACATACAGAAACCATTTCCAATGGAGACCAGTGTTTATGTTTGATTAGATATTTTACCAGCTTCTCAGCTGTTTCCTCATTGAACTGATTATCAGGGTTTGATACCCTAGCGCAATAAGCAACCAGCTGTAGAACATCATTTGGAATATCGAAGTCTACAGCTGGTTGTGAATATGATATAAGTTTCACATCCATCATAATAAATTACTTTCCTTAACTTTCAGATTTAACTAAAGTGTAAATGCCCCAAGCTAGACCAACCCAAGCTGCAAGCTTAGCTAATCCACCAAATAAAATAATAGAACCACAAATGGCAATTAGACCTACTCCATCAAGAGAGGTTCTTTCACCTAGTCTTCCCATTACCCAATCTTTTGCTTTTACTAACATATTTTCTCCTAAGTTTTAAAATCAGCAAACGTGTCTTTCGTTTCTCTATCGCCCCACGTTGCTATAGGTTTGTCGGGAGCCATATCTGACATAATATCAGTTTGAGCCGACTCTTCAACATCGTAAAGTTTCATTCTAGCACGATCTATACCAATTACAAATCTCTTATATTTGGTTGGATCGTTATAACGATTCTTCAATTGCTTAACAAGTAACTGCCCAAGTTCTTCTAATTCCTCAGTTGAAATTAGAGCAAACATAAGATCAGCAGTTGCTGGTAAGCCAAACGATTCCGAAGTATCTTCCAATCCGACATCAGTATTACTATAACCAGATCGTGTTGTTTGCGTTGCACTCACGATCGGAAGATTAAATTCGACAGCCAAACCACGTAGCTCTTCAGCTATAGATTTAACATACGAATAAGTATTTATACTTCCACCTAAGCCTTTTACCCTAGATGATGCACAAATATTTAAATAATCCAGATATATAATATCGGGTTTGAAATTCTTTTTAAGTTTTAATTCGTTCAATAATGCTCTGAAATGACCAGTATGAGCTGCCCCTGTAGGATATTCCTTAACAATTAATTTACCAACTGCTCCTTTAGCAATCTTTTCAATTTTAGAATCAAATACATTTTTAGGAAGTGATTCCAATTGTTGTATTGGTAAGTCCATAAGGTTAGCATCAATACGTTCAGCAATTCTTTCTTCAGCCATTTCCATGGTAATATATAAAACGTTTTTACCAAGTTCTAGATTTGCTGCAGCACAATGACACATGAATAGTGACTTACCAACACCTGTGCCGGCCATAGCAATATTCAAGGTTTTATTTGGTAAGCCACCCTTCGTAATTTTGTTAAGATAATCCAAATCAAATGGAATACGAGTTTCTTTGGTATTATAAAAAGTGAAACGATCATCGCTATTGTCTATATAATCATGACCAATGTTAGGATCGAAAGATACACCAAGAGCGTCACTAAGTATATTTGGAATAGCACCATCATTTCTTTCTGGATCTTTGCCATCTATAATTTGAATTGAATCCATAATGGCATTATAAACTGCTCTATCTTTACACCACTTTTCAGATTCATTGATAAGGTAATCTATATCAATATCAGATTTTTGTTTTAATTCATTAATTAGTGTTTGTGTTCTATTAAGAACATCTTCTGGAGCATTGACCTTTTTTAGTTCTAATTCTAATACTTTACCAGATGGAATCTTATTATGTTGATTAACAAAAGTTACTACTAAGTCAAATACAACTTTATGTTCACCTTCAAAGTATTCTTTCTTTAGAAAAGGTATTACTCTTCTGCAATACTGTTCGTCATTAATTAAATGATTAAGTACCTGTGTTGGGATTTCATTCGTTATTGCCAATTCCTATGCTCGCTACATTATTTTTTTGATTTTCTTCTAGAGATACTTCAATAATATTTTGAAGTACTCCACCAATATAATTTTTGAAATTTATGTCATTCAATAAATCATCTTCTTCAAATTTTCCAATCTCAATTGGATTCCAAGAAAACGAAAGAGTTGCAGTTCCAAGTTCAGGTGATTCGTTCACCTTAACTTGTCCATACATATATTTAACACCCTTCCATTTTCCTACAAGTAATTCTATTGCATACCAATCTGAATCATCAGCTTCTATAAACTTATAATCGTTTTCGGTTATGACTTCTTGATTACTCATCTTCTAAATCCAATTCAACTTCCAATAAAGGTTTATGACCAATTTGGTAATGTCCTTTAATGAATTTTTTGAAGTCAGTACCAGAAAATATAGGTTCCCAAAAATCTTTTTCTAAAGTTTGTGCTGCTCTTACTTTCGGATCAAGCAATTCTCCAGTTTCCTTGTCAACTCTACAATACCAACCATTGGAAGGCTTAGCAACATAATTACCAGCCAAACCAACATCCAGCAAACCAGAATAAGTTTCAATACCACCTTCCCATGTAACTGAGATAGGTACCTTTGATTTTTCTCTAACAAATCTTGATTTCTCCACATTAATTATAAAATGATAACCCTTGATTTCAGTACCTTGCTTTTCTTGCTTTCTACCAATAATCCAAATATTATCTGCTGAATAATAAATACCTGTTCCACCTGAAACAACTGCTTTAGGGAACAAACCAATTTCTTGATAAGTATGATTAACAGCAAGTAAAGGGATATTCTTCATAGTAAGATAAGGAGTAACCATTCGGAATAATCCCTTTAATGCTTTAGCTCTTGACATATCAGCAACTGATTTTTCGTTAAGAGCATCTTCCAATTCTTTCTTAGAAGCTAGGTTACCAATTGAATCAATTACAATAACAACCTTATCTCCTCGATCGATATTTTCTAATTGCCCAACTAAATCAAATTTAAGTTGTTCAACATCAGTAATTGGTGTATGTAATACCCTACTAGTATCTATATCAAAAGACTCAAAATATGATTGTGGTGAACCAAATTCAGAATCATAAAATAAAAGTACAGCATCTTCATGTTCTTTTAAATATGCACTTGCCATAAGTAAAGCAAATGAAGTTTTAAAATGTTTACTTGGACCAGCCAAAACTGTGAGTCCACTTGAAAGTCCACCATCAGGATCTCCTGATAATGCTACATTTATCATAGGAACACTAGTTGTTACTATATCCTTTTCTTGAAAGAATACCGAATCTTCCAACACTTCAGTTGATTTGATTTTAGAATTCTTTTTAAGTTTATCCATTATAGACATTATCGATACCTCCTATCTGGTCTTAATTGCATTGATTTTTCTTTCTTTTTCCAGCGAGCTATACCTTCAGCTTTTTTCCTTTTGCGTTTTGCAGTAGGCTTTTCATAGAATTCTCTACGTCTAACTTCTTGTACAATACCAGCTCTTTCACATGCTTTTCTAAATTTTCTTAGAGCAACATCAAATGGCATTGGCTTTGATGGTCTTTTATCTTTAGGATGTCTCTTCCTATGTCTTAAATCTATACTAGGCAACGTACTGATCTCCCGGTTCCCAACTACATCCGGTTAATCCACCGGCTTTGAGAGCCTGAATTGTTCTTAAAATTTCATCAGCACTTCTTCCTGTATCTAAAGCATTTGCAGATACATGTTGAATAGTACCTTCTGGATTAATGATAAAAGTTGCTCTTAAACAAACACCTTCCTCAATATCCAATATACCACATTCACCTGATAGATACAAACCAGTATCACCAGCTAATGTGTGTTTAATTTGTCCAATAATATCATTTTGCAACTTCCAATTAAGTTTGCAATATTCATTATCACCTGATATTCCTAACACAATAGCTTCATCCATTAGTTTATCCATACCTGCAATTTCAGTTGGACAAATAAAAGTAAAGTCTTTTGGATAGAAATAAATTACTGCCCAAGATCCTTCCAATTGCTCGGAAGAAACTGTGACATGTTGATTCTCAGCATTGATACCATTAAGGCGAAACGCTGGGAATTGATCATTTACACTAAGCATATATTCTCCATTTTTTTAATATATTAGATCTATTATAACATAAATTGGTCCAATTGTAAAGGACTTTTTTCATATTCATAGGTTTTTTTCTTGTTATCTTGTACCAAAAAGTCAGTATCTATTAGATCTAATCGACCTTCCAAATACTTTTTAACCATATATGCTGGATGTTCAGCAGTTGTCACTGGTACATTTTGACAAATATGATTAAGAGATCTTTTAGGATTTAAAAGTTCAAAATCAGTTGGAAGCTTCATAATCGATAAAGCTTCTCGTACGGTTAAAAATCTGTCTTCATCTGGATGAGTTAGGTTGGTTGGCATATGACCAACAAAAGCACCTATTTTGTCTACTGGTATTTCAACACCTTTTCTCATAATGTTGCCACCAGCTTTCAGCTTATGGTATTGTCTATCACATTTTTTTGCAACAATATCATAGCCTTTTTCTCTCATCCATTTTGCTACAACTTTGTAGTTTGTTCTTTCTTCAATATAGTCTTGTAACCCAACTGATTTGTCTAGTTTTGAAACAAACTCTGCATGGGTAATTCCACCTTCTAATTCTTCTAAAATATACTTATAGTATGGTTCTTCTGAAGGGATCTTATCATTAGTTAATACGCTCATAGGATCGTTTGGATCGCGATTAATAGCACGTATATCATCAGCAATGAGTGATGGTTTTCTATCAATATATTCAAACATTGGTACTTGATCTCCTTTCCAAAAGAAGTAAAAAGTACGATCTCTGACTTGACTTAAACCATGTAATAAAGATTTAGTTTTAAATATACTGAATGTATATCCATTGGCTTCACCAATTTTTCTTAATCTTTTAACTACAGGTTCACCCATTTTAGATGCTAATCTTGGAGCATTTTCTCCCCAAAACACTTTTGGTCTAACTTCAGTAAGCACATATTCAGCAGATTTAATCATCCAATCATTCATTGGACTATTACTTGCAGCCTGTGGACTAAGTGAACTTAATCCTGCGCATGGGCATACTGTATTTACTACATCAACTCCTTCAGTATGTTTTTGACCTTTCGATAAATTTAAATACGGAATTTCGTTATTATAGTAATTTAGTAAGTGTTCTTCATTAGCTTGAAATCCATCAAACGTAAGAAAATACTTTGGTTTATTTTTAAATATATTTTCCATTGCAATGGTTTCACCACCAATTAATGGAACTATGCTTGCCCATGTGTTCATATTAAAAGAAATCCTCAAGTGTGTTAGTTGCTTCCATACCATTCCAATATGGATAGTACTCTCTTGATAAATGAATTGATTGTGGCTTTTCCATATAGTCAAAATCAAGTTCACCCTTTTTATTTAATAAATATTTAGTCCATTGAATACCTAATCCGGAATCATGAATAATTTCATTAAATAATTTTCGAGCGCTATTACGCTCTTCCCATGTACCACTAAAAGGTTTACCATTATAGAATCCTGATTTAGGAATCTTTCGTGATTCATTTTCGATTGGTAGAAGTTCGTATATACGACCTGGAACAGATAAGTTCTTCACCTCCTCGACATATCGTTCAGCAAGATCTTTTACGTTCTTCTCCCAACCTCCTTCTAATCTACATACATGATGTCTTATATCAATATTACCAAAATAAAATTCTACTGATCCCTCAGTTTCTATATTGATAAATGATTTAAGACCTTCGTTTAATGCTCCATTTAAAGTTTTAAACGGAACACTATTCACAGTCCAACCTGGCCTATACATACAGATTGAATGAGAATCTCCTACTACCAGTTTTTTTGTTTGATTCGGATAATCGACTCGTTCAGCTTCTTCGAACATACGTTCAAGATTTTCGAGATCGACCTCATTCCATTCTGGTTGTACATCCTTTTTAGCTGATTCAAGTTTTGATTGAACCATTTGGTGGTATGGTGGAAAGTCCATTCCAATCGAATAAACTTTACCTTTGAACTTAGAAAAGTTAACAGTGTTTTTAACGTATGGAAAACCATAGACGCCACCAAACATATTAATGCCACCAGACCAGTCATTCCCATGATAAACCCAAAGAGCATCATAATTGTTGTGGTCTTCAATTTCTCCACCGTAATTGATATCGCAGTGTCCATATTTCTCCTTAATCATATCGCCATATATTACACCTTGAGCTCCTCTATGAGAAGCCGCTCTTTTAGCAATAGGTATAAATGGGCAGTTAATTATATTTTTCATATTAAAAATTCTTCTATTGATGATGGTTTATGTTGTAAACTTTGTACAATCGACGTCACATCAGTATTTGCAATTTGTCTTTTTTCAATTCTTGATGTATTCTTTTTCATATCGCAGTATACTCCGTATTGACATAACGCCACTTCAGCAGTATAACACATCAATTCATTTTGTGGAAATGAATATACTTCTTTATCCTCCACAATAACATTGTGCCAAAAATCATTAAATTCAATTTTGCCAAATAATTTTTCTTGGTTTTCTCTTACCCAAACAACTTGATTTCCAGGTGAACATTCTCTATTAGTTAATTTTGGAAATAACATTTTAAGAGTAAGTTGACATCCTGGTCCTGGCACTACAAATGCCTCATCATGATTGAATGGTAAGTTAGGATTAGTTGATTGGTCAGTAGCTCCATGATAACCATAGTAAGGACCTATACCTTCTTTCGAAAGTAATATTTCAACACATTCTTTTAAAGAAGTACAATTAAGAATTTTATCAACAGTACCATCTACTAACCAATCTGATAACCAAACAATCATATTGACTGCATGAGTATCAAATCCATATTTCTGTTTTGCAAATTTATTTGATGCTCCCATAAGAGATGTATGAAGTTCAGTCTTTGACCAAATAGAATATCCCAAACCTTTGGCTCTATCTAAATTAGATCTAATTGTACTTACATATTCTGGATCGATTAAAGCTCGTTCAAAATCAGTGTAAGCTTTCCTTGGATCTAATTCAGCATTAAGAACTCTATGGCAGTCTCTTCCTCCATAAAAGTGAGTAATTAAAAAATTAAGTACTCTATTCTTTTCAGACATTTCTTTATTTGTGGATATATTTGTTGCAATGTATCGTAAACGATCATCCATTGTTACATTAGGACCAAAGTATTCTGTGTTCCATTGTATTGCGGGATCATCTCCATTAAAAGATTCAGATATACCAGCTCGATAATCAAATCCTTCAATAACACGTTTCCAAAAATAAGCAATATCATCTGCTACATTTTGATCAACATATTTCCACAAATTAGTACTTGACATGTTCCTCGCTTTCTCTAACCAAATGTATTATTTGTAAATCCGGATGAACCTTTTTAATTTCAGCAATTTGAATAGGATCATCTTCAAAGTGTAATCCTACTTTATAGCCATGAACTTCTTGAAGCTCTTTTATCATTTGAGCTTTATGCTTACCAGAAGCTTCACGACTATAATCAGGATGATTTCTTTCCAATGGATTAAACAATACTCTATTATATATGTTTCTAGATTCAAGCATTTTTTCAGTTTCTTCTCTTTGTTCGAACGACCGCCCTGTGATAATAATGTCCATATCACAAGGTCTTACGCCATAATGCTCTTCACCAAAATAGATGACACCATCAATATCAAAAGTATTAACTAAGACTTCAGACATAATCATTCTCTGCAGATTGAAATGTATGTGGTAGATCTTTTGCTTTTGGACGATTGTCTGCCATCTGAGGTTCTGTCATTGGAGTTACTACTCGTCTTGCTAAAGCATCACATTCGAATTTAGCATCTTCTGTTTTCAACTGAACAGGTGGAGTCTTTTGAGTCCAAGCTGATGGACCTCTTAAGAAACCTACAATACCCATTTCAGAAGCTACCTTACAAAAACGAATTGCTGAAACAACTACGCCACCAGAATTTGGTGAATCTTGTACAGAAAGTCTTGCCGACATTTCATAACGAGCACCAGCAAATCCATAAGCAACCATATCAAAATTTGCAATTTTATTATCAGATGAAATATAATCTCCACCTGGTTTTTGTAAAACTGTTAATGATGGTCCAGCATATAGAGTCATACCAGAAGTAGTTTCATCTCTTACAATATTTTGACCTTTCAAAACATTTTCTTTTGAAACATGTTTATTATGTAGCCTATACTCTTTAGCCATATTTAAGAAATCAGTATTAGCAGTTCTACCTGTTCTAATATGTTCTTGACCTTGAGTAGAACCAGCTGCCATATTCATTTGAATATGTTGTGTAACCATAAGACCAGAATCTAACATAGCACCTTGAAGAACTTCAGACATTCTTGAAGCACCCCAAGCTGATCTCATATCAGATCCAACAATAGTTAAACCTTTATCGATAAATCTTTGTTCAGTTTCTACAGCATCTTCAGTTGATATAAGTGTAGGAATACAATTTACAAAATGTACTCCTGCAGCTAAAGCTACATCAACCCAATACTTTGAAGCATCTTCTGAACCTACCGGTAAATAGTTAATAAGAACATCTACTTTATGATATTGTAAAAGTTCTACAGTTCTATCAAATGATTCTGCTGGTATTGCACCATTGACAAATGTAACTTCATCAGGATAATCATTCATATGAGGAGCAATTCCATCCAGTTCTGGAGCAGAATATACTACTGCATCATTAGATACACATGAAGAATTACTTTTAGTTGTAATCTCATCAACGTGATCCATTGCGCAATTAGGTTGAGCTCTTAAAGCTTCAGCTAATTTTTTATTTACTTTACGTTTGTCTATATCGAATCCAACTACAAATTTAATATCATGTACTGAATATCCACCGATATCCTCATACATAAGACCTACTTTGTCTTGTGGGTTTTCGTTATAGTATTGAATGCCTTCCACTAGGGACTTGGCACATGATCCGACACCTACAATGCCGACTTTTATTTTTGACATATTTTTCTCCTTTATATCAGTTTATTTAAGTGAGTAGTTTGACTGGATTAGAGTAGCTCACTATAATATAGTTATAACTGTTGAAATAAGTTCCTTAATAAGAAAATTAATCCAACACCATTTAATAGAATCAAAGCTCTATCTTTCCAAAGGACTGCAACAACAGTCCATAATGCAACACCCATTGTAGATATAACTAGGTCAAATAATAAAAACCCATCTATTCCACGAATTGACATTGCTGTTAAAATAAAACCAGATGCAATCCATTTAATATACCAATCTAATGTATATTTTGGAGTTGCTGATTTATAAATTCTTTTACTATTTTTTAATTCGTTTTCTGTAAATTTTTGTTTAGTCATATTTTACTAACTCGTATTTTACACCAGCTTCCTTAAAAAATTTATTTGTTAATTCAAAAGAGTCATCCCATTTTTTTGGGAGATTTTGCATCCATGGAGATATCACTCTTTTAATTCCAACTTGGATAATTGCTTTAGCACATTCATGGCAAACTGGTAATCCATAAACAAAAAGATCTGCACCATCTAATGAAACACCATTCCATGAAGCATTGTAAATACAATTCATTTCAGCATGAACAATTTTTTTATATTTTTCTTCACGATTATCATAATCGCTGTCATCCATACCTCTTGGATATCCATTGTATCCTTGAGCTAAGATTTGGCCTTTTGTACCAACTGCAATTGCACCAACTTGAGTGCTTGGATCTTTACTCCAAGTAGAAACTTGTCGTGCAATACCAAGATATCTTGGCCACCAAGTAGAATCTCTTTTGCCACTTTCCATATTTAATAATCTATGCTTCATTTAACTAAATCAAAATGTCTTTCATATACATGTAAATTTTGTACTTGCCAATGCATGTCACCAGCATCCATGTGTAATTCCCAAGCCAATTGGTGTAGAACATATTGTTGCCAAGCATAATCATTACGATAGCCAAAGATCACATCATTAGAACGCATTTGAACTACAGCATGTAGTTTAGAATCACGATCATAATATGTAACTGAATTAGTACAAATAAAATCATTTTTGCCATTTTCATTATACTCTTTCCAAATACTTGGACGTGTATAAATCATTGAAGCTCTACGAGAATCTGGATTTGCTTCCAATTCATTAATTACTTGTTCAAATTGATTGTAGTATTTGTCTGACCAAATTAAGTGACCATAGTTTGAATTGATTTCACCATGTTCATTTGCTGAATATTGCCAAGCTTTAGGTGGTTCATCACCATACGGAATATCATTAATGTTAGTAGATTGGCTATCATACCATTCTATTTCTGCATCAATATAGTCATCGTTTGGTTTACCAAATATTGCATCTTCATCTGCAATAAATGAGGCACCAATCATTTC